ATCATTCTACTTACACTATAGCTGACTCGCTAACTATAGCTTGTTATCCAAAATAGTAAATAAAGCTATAATATTTTTCAATATTATAGCTTTTCTGGACTTACGCATTCTCGTTTACAGTCCAATCTTGTGGTGTGAAACATCCGTTCGTAACCACATAAATATCAGAATTTTTCATAACATTTGGGAATTATGAGTTGATATTAAACGCTATTCCTATACAATTACTAATAATTAGTAATGAGTGTATTAACAGATACTCCTTTTAATAATAAAAGAGTATCTGTTACAGAGCACGAAAACAAAAGTCCTACGAGTAGGACAGTTGTTTGAGTGGCGTACCGTCACTGGTAGTGCGTACTTCGCCTGTCTCGTGGTCGACGATGTCAATGAGAACGTAGCCATCTTCGATGGGGAACTCTTCGCCTTCCTTAATGCCCTTGGGCAAGCCTGTGCGTGGTACGTACACAGGTACGGATGAGAACATTAGCGCATTGCGCTTAACGAGGATGAGCGCGGACTTCTCGCCACGCAACGAATGAAATTTAGCTGTTGCCATAATGTTTAAATTTTAAATGCCAAGGGGCTGAGTTGCCCAGGCAAATAATAGGAAGGGTCGTTGACTGTGGTGGTCCACACATGCTTAAACGCAAAGAATTTTTTAAAATATAAAATAAAAAGGGGGGGGTATATTTTAGAAATTGAAAAATATAAAATCTATATACCTTTACTAAAAATAATAAAAGGTATAGTATCTTTATAAGATGGAAAGCTTTTTAGAAAAATTAGGATATATAGAGGGGCAAGATATTATGATCTTTTCAGATAATTCAGTAGATGATTTAGTGGTATCTGTATGTTATGATTCCCAGGGAGATGTTACTGAATGCAGATGTTTTATTCTTGAAGAAAAAGCACAAGAGATAATAGTTATGTAAAAGCCAAACCTAGAAGGTTTTTACCTTATAGTTAGTTTGTACCACCTAATTTTGGGATATTATATTGAGTTACAGTAAGTTAGCTTTTTTTTACTATCAAATGCTTGTGGCCACTACTATCATTTAAACAATAGTACACACTATCATTCTAGTAATGGTGGGACTATTACTACAGTGATAGTCTATTTTAGCCGCAAATTTTTTAACACTTATTTATTAACAAGTTATGCACAATATTTAAATACTATACTTACTATTTGTTTTGGATAGTAAAATAACTTTTTTATCTTTGTACTATCTATTTTAAATAGAAACCCTTATATTTGTAATGAGAAGGAGAGCAAAAAAGAAAAAAGTAATGATTACAGTTTATTTAGATACTAATGATTCGATATTATTAAAATCTAAAGATGCACCATTTAAAGTATTGTTTTATATACTAAGACAAGCAGATATGGAGCATTACATGTGGTACGCAGATAAAGTACATAAAAAATATATTATGAGTAAATTAGGAATAGCTCCTCCAACATTAGATACACACATAGCTTCTCTTAAGAAAAGAGGATTTATTATTCCTACAGATGTAAGAGGAAGGTATAGATTAAATATGAAAATTTTTTCAACATAAATAAATAATAAAAATGGCAACAAAAACAAAAGTAAAAGCAAAGGCTACTGAGAAAAAAGGAGAAAAAGCACCAGTAGAAGAAATGCCTCAACCAAAGATAGAGGAGCAACCCCCATTAACTGAAGAACAATTTAAAGAAATGAGAATTGAAGCTAAAAGAAGATGTGGAGAAGAGCTTCGAGTTCTATTAGAAAAATATGGATGTGAGCTAAAAGCACAATTAACTTTGACAGAGCATGGAAATACTTCACAAGTATTTATTGTAGATGCCCGAAATTGAGTATACATATAAAGGAGATGACATAGAACTTTTATTTAAAAAAGAAGAAGAGCTAATAGAGAGAATAGAACCATTTTGTTTAGAAATAAAAAGTGATATTAAAATTGAATATTGTGCCTCTACTACTTCTTCTTCTTTTATTTTAAAAATAATAATTACTCATGAAGAATAAAGTAGAAATATTAAAAGCAGCAGTAGCTATTATATTTGCAGGTATTAATTCTAGAAATCAAGAACAAGGAATTAATGCTACTTATAAATATAAGAGTGAACCAGTAGAAGAAAAAGAATTTAAAGGTTGGACATTTTCTATATATGTTGCTGAATTAGGACATAGAGAAAGAACACTTCAAACATTAAGATTTAAAAGACCTGATAATATTGATAAATATAATATGGAATATAATGTATTAATGTCAGTACTTTCATCAGGAATGGAAACAGCTTTAATAACTTGGAATGAATTGGGGAAGACTTTGAATACTGATCCACAATTGCAAGAAAAAGCAAAAGAAGTTATTAAAGAATAATGGAAAAAAAGATTATCACATTACCAACGAATGACAGCAAAATCTACAGGCAAATCCTTGCGTTTATGAATTTTATGTTGAACATAACAAATCAGGAACGTGAGGTGCTTGCAGATTTAGTCAGACTTAATCATGAATATGAAGCATTGCCTCCAGGCAAAAGAGCTAAATTTATTTTAAGTACTGACATGCGTAAAGAAATAAGAGAAGAGTTGGATATTGAAGAAAAACAATTTAATGGGATAATATCAAGATTAAAGAAAAAGAATTTTTTTAATGAGCCTATTTTAAATGACGAAAATATAATTCATAGTGGGCTATTATTTAAACCTGATAAAGAAGGATTTAAAATAGAAATTAATTTGATAAATAAATCTAATACTGCTACAAAGTCTTCTAAACCAAAAGCTAAAAGCAAAGCTAAAGCTAAAGCTAAACCTCAAGCTAAAAAACAGGAGGAGTCTAAAAAATTGGCTCCTCCTGCTAATGGTCCTGATAATATAATTGAAGATAAATTTGGTGGAGACATATTAATTTCATGAGCCAACAAGATAAGATATTAAGAGATATAGCTAAAGCCCACGGAATAAGCGTACAGCAAGCAGAAGAAATTTGGAGATTACTTACTACTAAGATTACTGAAACTATATCAAGTCAGGATAAAAAAGAGGGAGATATGTATATAGCAGACAAATTTAAAGCTATTCATATTGATAATTTTGGAAAATTTATTCCTAACATTAGAAATATAAATCATGCTAATATGTGTATTACTATGAAAAAGGAAGGAAAAAGTTTTAAAAAATGATAGATATCACAAATAATTTTTGGAAATCGTTCCCTGAACTAACCATTCCAGAAGGAATGAATGAACTATATACTAAAGATAAAACAAAAGATAAATCAGAAAGTTCTAAAATAATGTGGGCTATTCATTTATCAGAACATCCTGATTCTAAGTTTTATAATAATCCTGAAAAAAGAAATATCTTAGCTAAGTCTTTTTTAAAAAACGATAAATTTAATTGGAAAAAAATTCAAAATGTTATTACAGAATTTAGAGCCACAGCTTTAAGTCCTGCAGAAAGAGCTTTAAATAATTGGGACGAAATAATGTCTTTTAGGGATATAGCTATTAAAGACTTATATAAGAATGCAATTAAAGAAAAAGATACAGACGAATTAGTTAAGATAGATAAGATGCTGGCCCTTACGCCAAAAATGTTCGATGATTATAAAAAAATTAAAGAATCTTACGAAGAGGAAAAAACTCATAAGAAAGGCAATAAAATAACATCTATTTCAGATGATGACGTAATATGATCGAGAATAATAATTTTTTATTAAAAGAAATTCCTAATTATCATCCTGATTTGGAATATTATGAACGTATTACATTTTGGGGTCAAGAAAAAAGAAAATGTGTTGAAGGATGTTGGGTTGGAGGGAAATGGATGCCTGGTCCTTTATACTACTATATAAACTTTCATAAAATATTATTTGAAGATGATACTTCTGTAGCACAAGCTATAGGATTGCCGTGGTTAAGAGATATAGATTGGGAACTCTTTCTTATTTATGAGGAATGCAGAGGATTTTCAGGATTTACTAATGATAAAGAATTTACTTGTGATAGAAAATATGGACCTGAAAAAGAATTATCCATACAGTTAAATAGGATAACTAAAAAGGAATCAGAGTCTATGACCTATATTCCTGCTAGAGATTACCTTAGAAAAATTCATGGAAAAGATTTAGGTAAACCTTTATATAAAAATTCTGCAAAACATTTAATGAGCGTACAATCTCGTGGGGGAGGTAAATCATATGCTACATCAGGATTAGTAAATCATAATTTTTTATTTGATGGCGCTACCGATTATGATGTCTATTTAGAAAGAAAAAAAGCTAAAGATTATATAGCATCTGATACTATTATTGGAGCAATTGATACTAAATATACAGAGCCATTAATTAAAAAATGTAAAGCAGCCTTTAAACATTTAGAAGGAACATATAGAGCAGGTGATGATTTTTATCCATCTCCAATGATGGTAAGCTATACAGGCTCTTTGGCTCCTAACCGAGAATACGAATCTAAAACAGGTTCTTTATTACGACATAGAACATTTAGAGATAATCCTTTAGCAGCTAATGCAACAAGGCCCAACTTAGTAGCATTAGATGAAATTGGTTTTATGTATAATATTAAGGAAGCTTGGGGAGCAATTGAAGCTACACAGTCTTCAAAAACTAAAAAGAATCTTGTAATATGGGCTTTAGGAACAGGAGGACTTGTTTCAGGAAAAGCAGCTTTATACGCTGAAGCAATTTTTAGAAATCCTGAAGATTATAATTGTGTAACATTTGATGATATTTTTGAGAATAGAGGTAAAATAGGATACTTTGTTCCTTATTGGCAAACATTAAACGAACATAAAAAAGGACCTAATTTAATTACAGACCAGGAGACTGCCAGATTACAAATTGAATATCAAAGAAAAAAAGCTAAAAAATCTACAGACCCTACTGTATATCAAACAGAAATAATCAATGGTCCCGTAATTCCTTCAGAAGCATTTTTAGTTTTAGAAGGTTCTTATTTTCCTACATTATATTTAAAAGATCAGCTTGGAGAAGTAGAAGGAGGAAAATATACTAAGTATATGAATAGTTCTTTTAAAGGAAGAATTAATTTTTTAGAAGACAATTCTCCTGAATTTGATACTGTACAAGACCTAATGCCTATTAGAAATTACCCTTTAAGTAAACAAGAAAAGAAAGAAGGTTGTATTGAAATATGGGTTAAACCTCAAAAAAATGATGAAGGAATAATACCTTATGGTACTTATATAGGAGGAATGGATGTTGTCGATAAAGCAAAATCTACTACAGACTCGCTCCCTTCTATATTTATTATGAATAGATTTACAAGACAAATAGTTGCAGAGTATACAGGACGTACAGACGATCCAAATGATTTTTATGAAATTTGCAGAAGATTGTTATTGTATTACAATGCCACAGGAATGTATGAACAAAACTTACCTGGTTTGTTTACTTACTTTGAAAAACAAAAATCTCTTTATTTATTAGCAGATACTCCATATCAACTTAGAAATTCAGATACATACAAAGCAGGAACAAATACGTCTAAAGGAATAAATGCTTCTCAAAAAGTAAACTCCACGGCTAGAGATTATATCAAGTCTTGGTTATTAGAGAAAATATCTACTAATTCTGAAATGAGAGTTTTAGAAACAATTTACTCTACAGCTTTGCTTAGAGAATTAATTATGTGGAATCCTCAAGGCAACTTTGATAGAGTTTCAGCATTAGGAATGTTATTATGGCATGATGCTACAAGTAGAATTTCTATTGATAAAAAAGTAAAAGAAGTAAAAGGCTTTTTAGATAATCCTTATTTTAATAAAATGAAAGTTTTAAAATCTTCTTTAGATTCTAGAAATTTAAAAAAGGGATTATTTGGTTAATTTTGTTAAATTGTAGATATAAATTTTTATACCTAAATTTGTTTTTTAAATTATAATCTCTTATGGCACAGAATTCATCAGTAAAAATGCAGGGTTTTATTAACTTTCCCAGACAAAAATTATCTGATAAAAAAAAGAATGAAAAATGGTATAAAAAAAATATTGACTTTGCAGAAAATATTTTAATATCTGACCATGATTTAAGAAATAGTTTTAATAATAAAAAAACAAACTATAATTTAAGAGCAAATGTTATTAATGTCAACGACTTTAAAAAATACATTAATCCTGATAATTTAGATTTAGAAGACCTTCCTGCTACATTTCAACATATTGGTATAGAAAACAGCAAATTAAATCTGCTTCTTGGTGAATATGCTAAAAGAAGAAAAGAATATCGAGCCTATTTATCTGCTAATGACCAGGAAGGAATTTCTAGAAAAGAAGAAGCATTAAAAGGAAAATTAGATGCTTTAGTTACAGAGATTATAATGAACGAAAGTATTTCTGAAGAAGAGATTCAAAAAAGATTACAAGAATTTGATAAATATAAAAGATACGATTTTCAAGACATTGCTGAAATCACTGCTAATAAAATATTAAAACGAGAATACAAACAACAAAATTTAGATTTTACATTTCTAAGAACTTTTGAAGATTTATTAGTAGGAGGAGAACAAATAGTATACTGCGGAGTTTTAGGAGGAGAACCTGTAATGCGTAGAGTCAATACTATGAATCTTTATACTTTTGGTGGGAATTCAATGTTTATTGAGGATTCTGATATTATAGTAGAATATGGATATTTATCTACAGGACAAGTTATTGATGATTATTGGGACGAACTAACAGAAAAAGATATAGATTTTTTAGAATCAGGTTCTAATGATAATGCATCTACTAGAGGTTTAGGTTTAAATAGAGACCTTGGATTAACAGAATATTATGGTTCTGCAGATGCTTTAAAAATATTTCATCCAAATGATTTAGGAGTTAGAACTTTTGCAGGAGCTTTTGATACTCAGGGAAAAGTTAGAGTTTTAAAAGTATGCTGGAGGTCACGTAGAAAAATTGGGAAGAGGAAATATTACGATCAAGATGGCGAAGAACAATATGATTATGTAGATGAAAATTATGTAGCTAAAGTAGATTTAGGAGAAGAAATTACTTGGCAATGGATTAATGAGTGGTTAGAAGGTACAAAAATTGGAGATGATATTTACCTAGGCATGAGACCAATTCCGTATGCAGGAAAATCTCTGGTAAATAAATCAAAAGGAACGCCTCCTTATATAGGAAGTGTTAATAGTACTAACGATTACAAAGTACAGTCCTTATCTGATATAATGAAACCTCTTACTTATTCATATGATATTGCGTATTATAAACGTGAATTAGAAATTGCTACATATAAAGGAAACTTTGCAGCAATTAATGCTTCAATGGTCCCTTCAGGATGGGACCCCAAAGAATGGATAAGGTATGCAACTATAAATAAAATTGCATGGTTAGACCCAACAAATGAAATTCTAAAAGGCCCTTCTCAAGGAAAATCAGCGGGAGCATTTAATACTGTTACGGCTACAAATGTACAAATTGGAGACCCAGGAGGCATCCAAATGTATACTAACCTTTTACTAGATATAGAAAATACTTTAGGAAAATTAGCAGGAGTATCGGGAGCTCGTGAAGGACAAATTCAAAATCGTGAAGCTGTAGGAAATGTAGAACGTGAAGTTATGCAAACTTCTCATATTACAGAAAAATGGTTTAGAATGGATGCTAATTTTAGAAAAAGAGCTTTAACTAAATTTTTAGAATGTTGTAAATATGCTTATAAAATAAATCCTAAAAAAGGACAATATTTATTAGATGATATGGGAATGGAGATGGTTGACCAATTTGATGAATTTGTTTTATCAGAAATGGATATACATATTTCTAATTCTAGTGAGGATACTCAACTATATCAAGAAATGAGAGCTCTTTCCCAAGCTGCTATTCAAAATGGACAAGCTAAAATTGAAGACCTTATCTCTATTACACAATCTGAATCAGTACAAGAAGTTGCTAGAAAATTAAGAGATTCTGCAGAACGAATTGCCGAAGAGCAAAAACAACAGCAACAACAAGCTGAACAAAATGCTCAACAAATGCAACAGATGGAATTACAAGATAAACAAGTCGAAAGAGAATTTGAAAGTGCAGAAAATGATAAAGACAGAGCTGTTAAATATGCTGAAATAGAACAAAAAAGAGAGGCAATTGCTTTAAAGGAATCCTTTAATACTTACAGAGATGGACGAAGAGTAGATTCTGATCGTAATGGAATAGACGATGAATTAGATTTAAGACGTACTGAAGTAGATGAAAATTATAAAAACAATCAAGTTAGATTAAAAGAAGAAGAGTTAGCAGAAAAGAAAAGGTCAAATATGGCAAATGAGCAATTAAAAGCGAAACAACTTCAAACACAAAACAAACAAAAATTAGAACAAAAGAAAACAGAGAAAAAATAATATAAAGCTATAGAATTATAAAGAATTAAAACATAAAAAATAATTATATTCTATAAAAATAATTTTAATATTGCATTAAAGACAGCAAAAATATGAGTAGAGACGAAAATTTATTTGAAGGTATTTCTATAATGTCGCCCCAGGATTTGGAGAAAACCATAAGCGAAGAAGAAGTATCTGAAACAACTGATGGGGATAACGATTCCCAGGAAACGGAGGATACAAGTGATGAACTTGTTGTTGCTCCTATTGACAATAACAATTCTAAAGAAGACTTAGAAGAATCAAACGATTCTATTCTAAAGGCTCCTTCAGAAACTACAGAAGAAACTACATCTGATGAACCTGCACCAAATATGTATGCAGCCATTATTAAAGATATGGTAAAAGATGGAATTCTTTCTGCAGGTGAAGAAGAAGAATTAGATGAATTATTAAAAGATGCTAATGCAGATACCATTAAGCAATTAATGACAGGAACTGTAGAGAATGCTTTTAAAGCAAAAGAAGCAAATTGGAAAAATAATTTTTCAGGAGCCAAAAAGAAATTTTTAGAAATTGAAGATGCTTTTACTAATGCGGATCAAGCTATCCAAGCAGCACAGCGTCTAGAGTTCTTTGAAAATGTAACGTCTGAAGATATTGCAGAAGATGTAAATCTTCAGAAAAATATTTACTATGATTATTTAAAATCTAAAGGATTTTCTGATAATGATGCAGCAGAAGCTATTGAAGAAGCAGAAGCTATTGACAAATTAGCAGAAAAAGCTACTAAATTTTTGCCTCAATTAAAAAAAGGCGCTAATGATATTGTAGAATACGCTAGACAACAAAAATCTGCAGAACAACAAGCTATTGCTGAAAGAAATAAAGAGGTTTTTAATAATTTAATGAAAACTGTAGATGAAAAAGAATCTTTTATTCCAGGTTTAAATTTAAATAAAGTTAGTAGAGAAAAATTAAAAAATAATATTACAGCGCCAGTATATACAGATAAAGAAGGGAGACAATATACAAGTTTAATGTATAAACAAATGAGAAATCCTGGAGAATTTGAAATGCTGATTAATTATTATGATTCATTAGGATTATTTAATTTAACGAAAGAAGGGGCATTTAAACCTGATATTTCTAAATTAAAAAATGTAGCAAAGACAGCAGCAGTTAGTGAAATTGATAAAGTGATTGCCGCAAATAATGAAAGAGGAGTAGGTAGAGCTACTTCAACAAACAGTTCTGAAAAGACTCAAGGAATTCTTGATTTCTTAGAAAGAGCTACTAATAAAGGAGGGAGGAAGAGAAAATAAATATTAATTAAAAAATTCGTTTAACAAGTAAATTAAAAACAAATGTCACAATTACTTCCGTTACAAAAGTATGAGGCAATGGATTATAATGGTTTAGTAACAGATAACCATTTTCATGCGCTTTATATGCAAAAACCTGAATTGATCAGTTCTGTAATCAAAGAGATTTACAAAACTAATCTTCAAGGTAAACTACGTGAATTCGTTGATAGGTTCCCTGTGAAAGAGGTGGAACAAGAAAATGGATTCTACAATTGGATGTTGCAAGGGCAACATGATAAGAATCTTCCTCTAGGAGATGCAGAAACAGTAGATGGTCTTTCTATTTCAGCTGGTACTTTCCCAGCAAATGTAGGGGCAAATGGCCAACGATTTTATCTAATTTTTGATGAGCCATTATTTGAAGAATCAAATGTTCTTCGTGGTGAGACAGATGAATATCATCTATTAGTTAAAAAAGTAATGGACGCAGGTTCACGTTATAAATTTGAAGTAGAATTAGTTACTTCTGATGAAAGCGCTACTATTCCTTCTGAAGAACTAGCAGTAGGAACTCGATGGTCCAAATTCTATTCACTTTCGCCATCTACACTTTCTTATCAAGGTTCAGAACCTTACTTCACTTCTCCTTGGAGAATGGAAAACCGTCCTTCTACACTTCGTATGGAGTATAAAGTAGCAGGTAACACAATTAATAAAGGTAAAAATGAGCCTCTAGAATTTGGTTTCCAATACAAAGGACAAGAAGAAAAAGTTTGGATTAACTATCAAGATATGGTAGCACATCATCAATGTGAAGAAATGTTTGCTCGTATGTTGATGTATGGTAAACGTAACTGGACTTCTGATCATAAATATTTGAACAAAGATGATAAAACGAAATATGCTATCGAATCAGGTGCAGGTTTCTTTGAGCAAATTGCTCCTTCTAACGTACACTACTATAATAGCTACGATTTAGATTGGCATCTTGAGTTGTTACTTGATATGGGCATTGGAAAAATTGAAAGAGGAAAACGTACTATCCATCTACTAACAGGTGAATTTGGTGCGATTGAAATCTCTAAACAAATTCAAGCTAAATCAGGTTCAGGAGTATTTACAGTAATTTCTGATAAATTCTTAATGTCAAATACTAACTCTGGAAGCATTGGTGGTAAAAACACTAAAGGTTTAGTAGAGCCTCAATGGAATGTTTACGAGTGGTACAATGGAGTTGTTATCAAAGTTGAAATTCTTGATTTCTTTGATGATGATGTATATTTCCCACAACGTCATCCTGATGGATTAGGTCTTGTAGAATCACACAGAATCTTAGCACTTGATTATGGTGATGATGCAGGAATTTATCGAATTAAGCCAAAAGGAGTTCCAGATTATAACTGGGCATACATCCCTGGAATGAGAGATCCATTCTCAGCAGGAGGTAAAAAAGCTCCAAAATTAGTTGCATCTGCAATTGATGGATATGAAGTTCACTTACAGAAATGGGGTGGAATGATGATCGAAGACCCAACAAAAGTTGTTGATTTACGATTATTAGTTGAAAGATAAAAGCTAACTAACTTGACTCCTCCGTTTTAAATAACGGAGGAGTTATTTAAAAATAAGATGGAGAAAAAGAAAAAATAAATAAAATTATAATGGAGACAGACAGCAAAACAAAAACAAAAAAAATAGTAGAAAAAAAAGAATCTATTATTTATGGAACATTTACAGAAGATAGAATAGTAGAAGTTAAACCTATTGAATCTTCGGGAAAATGGCAGACTTTACTAGTTAAAGGACAGGAAATGAAAAAAGATCCTTTTCTTTATAATAAAGTGAAAAGAAGTTACCAAGTTCCTTTAAACAGTGAAAGAAAAGGAGGAGGAGTTAAGGTAATTTTAGATAATATTAAAAGGGTATTTATTAAAAAATATATTGCAAAATACCCACACGGAATAACAGAACAAGAGTTCTTTGAATTAGAATTAGGAGTAGATTTAAATCCTGCTTTACCAAAAGATGAAAATTTTTGGAGAGCAGATAAAAGAGGAAGAGTAACTTTAACAAAAAAAGGGTTGACTTTAAATCTTAATAACTCTATGGATTTATTAAAGTATAAAATTTTATGCTCAAATAAATTACTTGTAGCTCCATCTTATGATGAAAGAAAATTAAAAGCTACATATGAATTTATGATAGTAAATGAAGGTAGAGTTACTACTAAAAAAGTAGAAGAAGCAAATTTAAAAGCTGCGGCTTATGGTAAATTTGCTGAAGTTACGGCAAACAAAGATAGTATGATTGGGTTTATTAAATCTTTAGGAAGAACAATTCCTATTAATCATACAGAAGATTGGCTAAAAGGAGAAGTTCTTACAGTACTAGAAAATAATACAAATCATTTTCTTTCTATTGTAAACGACCCTACTTATAAAGCAAAAATCTTTGTACAAGAAGCGGTAGAAGCAGGAGCTCTTAAACGAATGAACAATAAAAGATATATTTTAGATGGAGGAGCAGAGCTAGGAGATGTTAATTCAGTAATCAATTATTTTGAAGATCCTGAGCATCAAGAGGCAAAAGCAAGAGTGAAGGCACAAATAGAAATGTTTAAAAAGAAATAAATAAATGACTGCAAACGAAATGGCAGATGAATTAGAGAAAAAATTAGATAGATCATCTAGTTTTGGTTCTCCTGGTTATGAAGACTTTGAATTATCAAGTGTTCTAACTGAAGCTGAACGTTTGTACATTAAAAAATATATTGACAAAAAAAATAACCGTAAAGGGGAAAGTTTGGAAGAAACAGAAATTAGGAACCAGGGACTCAGTGCATTAATTAAAAAAAGTGCTGTGCTCTCTGTTTCCGCAAACCAAGCTGATACTTTTACTAATGGTACTTTTTATGATTTACCTGAAGATTTTATGTATACAATTCATGAAGAATCAACTATAGATAAAATTAAATGTAATACAGAAAGTACTAATATTGAAGCAGAAGTTGTTACAATTGCACATGATGAAATATCAAGGTTAAAAAATAATAAATATAAAAAACCTTTTTATGAGATTTATGGAGATGCAAAAGTATGGAGATTAGTTTATTCAAGAGAAGACGATGGATTTGATCCCGTTACTTCTGCTTCAGTTAAAAGACATCAATTAGTTACAGATGGAACTTTTAACATAGTAGATTATATAATTAGTTATTTACAAAATCCTAAAGGAATTATTGTAGATAGAACTACTGTATCTAATTCAAGAAATTGTATATTAGATGAATCTACTCATACAACCATCATAGACATTGCAACAAGTCTTATGATGGAAAGAGTAAAAGAACAAGAATTAGTAAATATAGAATCTTTTAAAGATTTAGAATAAATAAAAAATAAAAACAATTATTAATTTAAATTAAAACAAAATGAGTTTTAGAAGAATGGAAAACATTACGTATGTTTCAATTGCAGATACTGATGCTGCAGCTCCAACAGCTGCAGGTATTGCATCACCAACAACAGTTGCTGCAGGAGCAGTAGCTTTAGTAAATGAAGGGAATGTAATTTTAAATGCAGCTGCTTATACTGCTTTGGCATCAGATGCAAGAGTAAGAATAGTACAAAATATTGGAGGTAGATTAGTATCTTCTTGTGCTATGACAAAAGGAAAACTTAGATTAGGAATGCCTGCTTCAGGTACACCTGCTCCAGGAACAGTTTCGCAATACTCAGCAGCAGTACAACAAGTTACTGTTATTGGATATAATGGAACTTCTGGTTCTTTACCATCAGCAAATAGTACTTCATACTATATTAAAATTCGTAAGAATGATAATGATGCAGGAAACAGAAGTCAACCTTTTAGCCTATTTTCACAGTTTAAAACTGATGCATCAGCTACGCAAGAAGAACTTGCATTTGGTCTTGTTAAAGTAGGAACTAAAAATATGGAAAGTGAGCCTGCTAATAAGTATTTGAAATTTGA